CCTTCACCGAGAAGTTTATTTTCTGAGACCAGAGTCCGAGGAAGGAAATAAACATTCTGGCCATAGATCATGATCGACTCCATGATCAGATCATTATAAAGACTTTTCTCGTTTGAGTTTCCCTGTGAAAAATATGGATTCAGCATGATTATCCCTATCCGAGATAAATTCCGAGCGGCATTTCATAGACACTTCTTGCTTCTTCCTTGATTCTCTGAATGTCTTCGCGAGCTTCGGACAGGATTCGTTCTCCTGAATATGTGATTCCACCAGGAAGCTGAATTCCCCCATACTTAGAAAGATTCTCTCCCCATTGCTGCTTGATCAGAGCTGTCGCATATTCTTTTAGGAAGATATTGTCATAGACGTCTGCTGGAGAATTGATATCACTATCTGGATCTAGAAGCAGTCTTTCTGCATCTATAATGATCCATTGACCGAGACGAATGTCTGATCTCCAATCAACATGGATTCGAAGTTCATGCTCATATCGAGTGAAGTCGATTTCCTGCTGAGCTCCAGATAACTGAAGCTGAAGCATTCGGAGGTGTGACTGCCACTGATTCCAATACTGAAGAGAAGTTCCAAGATGATTAAATGACAAGAAGTCAGTCAGTCGCATCTGATAGACTGGATCGAAGATTGCAGACGAAGTCATTCCCTGATCGGAAAGAGGAAGAATCCGATGGACATGCGTGATTATAGTTGGAATAGTAATGAATCGATTCTCGATATCCTCAGCGGTGATCTGATACTTATGAAGAATCCGTGCAGTCGAGTCGTAGTGAAATTCATTGAAGAAGTCGATCGCATCCTGAAGCCGATCCCAGATCTGATCCTCCGCGACGTTGATGACAATCGTCGGAGCACCAAGTCTACGAAGACAGTAGTCTTTAAGTTGAACTAATGAATTAATTTTCATAGTATCATGCAATCTTTAGTGGAATATCTTTGACTGCACCAGTCGAATCATAAAAAGGGAGAACCAATGAATTGATTGCTTCGACGACAGATGCAACCGGCGAATCTGCAGAGATCGAAGAGACATCACCAAGATCTAGTTGAAGTTGATCTACATCCGTCTGTAAAACATCTACATCCGACAATAGATTAGTAATATATTCAGATGCAGAAAGCTGTGGCGAATCTGCAGAGATCGAAGAAACGTCTCCAAGATCTAGTTGAAGTTGATCTACATCCGTCTGTAAAACATCTACATCGAAAAAAATAGAAGCAATATGTTCTGCTATGGAAGAAAGAGGTGAGTCTCCAATGACTCCAGAAGAATCCCCAATCAACTCAGAGAGTTGATTAAACTTCTGTCGAAATTCTTCTAGTGTATCAGATCGTGGAACGTAGATGATTGCCATCTTCTTTATGCTTTTCTATTCTTTTCTAGTCTTATGGAAGCACTGAACTCAAAAGAACCCAGGCATTATCTTTTCTTACATATGCATTTCCGTCTGCTGGAGCATCTAAAAATTCTTGTAATCGATTGATAGTAATTCTATATGTAGTTCCATCTCCACCGGCGATCTGTTGCACAGGAATTGATTCGGTTCCAGCAATTGCAACTAATTCATTCAATTCAACGATGTATTTATCTGGTTCGGCTGCCATGTTGTTCCATTCTCCTAAGATTATTTAACGTACATAATCGTGCAGACAAATTGTGAAGATTCTAGATCTGATGATCTTGAAGGAGAATCGTCATCCAGTAAAATATTCACATTTGTTGCATCGACTGTAAATGAAAACATCTTGTCTTCGAAATATCGATCATTTGGACCAATCCAGTTGTTCGATGAATCTTTGACCAAGACATTACACGAAATGATCTTTTCGTGATCCAAACCATGAGCAACAGAAATCGTTGCGTTCGTCGGAGAAGATCCAATCGTTCCTGTGGTTCCGGTCAGCATGACCATCTTGATCTCTGGAGCAGTGACTCCTCCGAGTCGACTAAATCCTTCCACAGTCATGACTGAAGTCGAATCATTCACACCAAGAATTGTGTCACCAGTTTCTTCAATCGAGACCAATGGCACAAAAGATGAATCTTCTCCGTAGATCTTTCTTCCGAGATGAAGAGCCGCAGGAATCACAGGAGAAGCAACATCGTCTGAAGCTGTCACATGGAATCCCATTCGATCTCCAGACTCTGGGGTGATCATGACGTCACCATTGACGGAATCAGAAGACCAGACTTCCAGTGAAGACTGAGGATCTACCGTCTTCAGACCAACATTCTTGTTGATAGCCTTGATCCGAATCACTTCTGTCCTCGGAATCGGAGATCCAGCTGGAGAATCTCCATCATCTCCGATCACCGTGATCTTAGTGTCTCCGACAATGGGAACTTCTTCGATCGGAAGCGAATAGATTTCAGTATAGTTGGTATTACTCTGAATCCAATTCAGAACTTCAGCTACCGTAATCTTATAAGTACTATTCGCCTGACCGCCAGGAGACTGAATAACAAAGACGTAACTTCCAGTGATATCACCAGAAGTCTTTTCGTCTAATTCAGAGATATATTTATCTTGTGCCATTTCTTAATAAAAAGTCGATTTCGTTGGTTTTCAAGCCTTCTTGAAAACTCCGAATTGATTAAAGACTTCAACGACGACATTGATCATCTTTTCGATGATCGGTAGAGTCTTATCAGAGATATCATAGACACTCTGAATGGATTTCACTACCAATTCGAACTTCATCTTTCCCTGACCGCCTTCTGGAAATAATGCCTCTAGTTGTTGTACTACCTGAATGACCAGAGGAAGTAGATTTAGGATGATCTTGATTGTCTCAAACATGATTTGTATTACCTCATTGATTTGCGAGAAGTTTTTCAGAAACGAGAGTTTTTAGTTCTTGAAGTTCCTTTTCTAAAGTCAGAATTCTGGTTTCCATCGAATTCATTTTCTTCAATTGTAACTTCTTTGTTTTATATGCATTAAGCGCTGCATTATCTGTATTTATTACTGCATGCGTTGTCGTATCCTTACAAAGACCAGCAATTTCAGTTTTTTCCAACATATCTGTTACATTTGGAGAGCAATCACTCGAAGATCTGCGACCTTGGGGACGATTGCAGTATCTCCTTCATTTCCAAGAAGACCAATCTTGACAGCAAACTGTTTGAATCCAGTATATGTATTTCCATTTGCGACATACTGAACGCCTGGTCGGATCTCGTCATTTGAAATCGTTTCTGCCGGGAATTTAAAATCTAATGCTCTATAATCATTTACATTTTTTTCAGAAGAATATATAGTATCTCCACTTCTAATCATTTCAATCCATGGTTTGTTAATAAACAAATCCCCGTCTTCATTATTCAAGATCTTTGCCCACACTTTTACTGGATAATCATCAGTAATTCTTGGTGGAACATATGCTGTCAAGGATACAAGAAGATCTTCAGCATCCTGTCCTTCAGCCAACGTCACGATCTTTGAGATGTATTTGTTCTTAAGATTTCCCCCAGATGGATTGGTTTCATTAGTTGTATCATCGTTTATGATGTTATAGACGAATACTCCACTAGTACGATTGATGTCGATAACAGGAGAAACCCATTCGGAGGAAGAAGTCAAAACGCATTTTGCCTGAGCTGACACATTTCCTGAATGACGAATGACTTCATTTGATCTGGAAAGAAGCGATCGTTGCGTATCAAAATGATTGTCAGTTCTTGCTAAAACATTCAGATATGAACTATACGAATCTGAAGAAGTTATTATTTCTCTTAATGAATAATCAATGCTAGTATTAGTAAAGACCAAGTTGTTTGGATTAAATTGGATCGTAGAATAATAGAAATCGTCGGTGGAAACGATTTCTGCGGTCTCAGCAGAGGTTTCACCAATTATTTTTGATCCAGCAAAAAAGTGTCCATTAGATTCAGAAAGAACCATCTTGTTGGTTCTACGATTGAATGAATCTAGTGTCGCAAGTCCATAATTTATCAAAGAAATCGTTGCAGTAGAATCTTTTAAAGATAATGGCGACCCTGACTGAACTGTAATAGTCTCTCCTGAAATGAATCCATTCTGGTCGGTAAAGTATGTATTACCAGAAATTGCCAACACATTTCCGGATTTTAAGGACGACGACCCAATTATTACATCCCCAACTTCAATAGTCTCCGTTCCAGCAAATGAACCAAGAGTCAGTTTTTCTGATCCAATGATTCTCTCACCATATTGAACGAATGCATCGGATCTATTTGTCACAGTGAGGAATTCCGTAGCAACATTTCCAAACATCGCGGTGCCAGTGCCAGTTTGGAATTTTGCTCGATTGAAACGAACTTTGAGATCAATGTCTGGAACTATATCCCAGTTTAGATTATTGTTGGTCGTATAGACGTTTCCAGTGAGTTGTCGAGAAGTCACTTGTTTTCCGGTAACAAGATCCGATTCACCAAGTCTAGAAACCCAGAAGTATGTGTTGGGGTTTAATCCCTCCGTATGAATAATGAATGCATATTGGGTATTGTTTAGTAGAAACACCGGATTTTCGAAATTGACTCGAGTATATTCAGATGCGTCCGAAGTTGCTTTGATTCGAGAATCATTCCATTTCATCCAGACTTCTGAATAAGGAACCTGAGTCCGAGTAATACCACCGGCCGAATTCATTTCTCGAATTTCGAACCAGACTCCTAATTTATTTGCAGTATCTACAGATTCAATCCAGACATCCACAGAGGTCAAAAACACCCCATCTTGATCTTTTGGTGCTTGAACGTAGAATGAATACGCCATACAAGATGGACCAACAATTTCTACAGATTGTTTTTTCCTAGTTTCTGTACTAGTTTCTTTTTCGATATCTGTCTGAACGATGGTATGTTTTGTAGAAAGAACTGTATTCTGTTTTTGTTGAATTAATCCATGCGCAACAAAGTATCCAATAGCATAAGAAGTTGCATCGATAGCATTTGTTGGGGAATCTGTAATCTTGACTTCTTTTGTTCCGATTCGGAATTTTTTGCCCGTCTTTGGCAAAATAAGATGAAATACTAGATCTCCATATGCATCTGATTTTAATTGACTACCAAGAGTCTTAGGTCCAGTTGGAATAGCAACAGAGAACGTAAGAGTATTTAGATTTCCATTCCAACCGTCTGGAATAACATATGGAATAACATAGTTATTCATGTTCTCATTATCAAAGAAGACATTGAATGCAGTATGAGCTTTCAATCCCTTTGCATGAATAAGAATAGCTTGAGGTTTGATATACGTAGCCAAAGAAACGTCCGTCACAAAAGTTCCAAGCTTTTGTGTTAATGTTTCATCAGTATATGTAAGTTTTTGCTTTACTGTCGTCAGAGTTCTTTGTTCACTTTGTTCGGTTTGAATTAAATACCGATTTTTTCCAGAACCCGCTGGATCATATTTTTGTCCAGCCGCAACAGCATCAGCATAAGATGAATAAGATCCAATATAGTATTTTGGATCTATTGTACCAGATCTATCATTAATTCTTCGATCATATACATTATATCCGGTAATATAGTCTGACCAAGCACCCCATTCTGAACTCAGAATAGTTTCTTGATCAGTTCCTTCAAATGAGAAGTCTTGTTGAATGGTCTTATCATATGTCGAAGTGTCGACCCAGATATCGGTATCCGGTCTCATTGTGAGATTACCGATATATCTAAAGACGCTCTGTTCAATGTTCCGTCTTGAGGTTGCTTTCAGCTGTTCAATAAACGAAACTTCAGTATAAGGAAGTGTAACTAAAGAATTCGTTAATTGAACGTTGGTCGATTGAATCGGCAAATATTGATATTTAACAGATTCCATCATATAAAATGGTCTAAGACACGTTTCTACTCTGTCGATTGCAATCTTATAGTCGGCATTTGTGGTATCGCCGAGAGAATGATCGACAAAAGGATCGATAAAGAAACCATTCTTAAATCTATCCAATCCATTTTCATCGGTTATAACAAGATCATTTGTCTGTTTTTCTAACAGATTGATTGACGTATAATATTCAAGATTTTTAATTCGAGATTTCAATACGCCAATATCACGCATTGTGTGACGTTCAAAGGTCACACTGTCTACTCGACATGCTAGATCGGTTCTTCCAAGAATTCTTCCATACGTCGAAGATATAGATGGATAGGGTGGAATATAGACGTGTGCAACTCCCATTACAGTTTCTGGAATTTGAGGAGTTACCGGAAACACAGCTGGAATGCCTTTTATTACATCAAAAGTTCCATTGGGATTTGCAACAACTACGTCTCGTCTTGCAAGATAGTACGAATAATCGACATAGATTGAAGTAGAAGGAAAAGCTAATCTTAGTCCATTAGGAGCCTTCTTAAAATCTGAAGACGCAGCCGGATTCTGAGTAGATCCAGCGATAGTAGTCGAATTTGCAGCAGTATTCTGCTTTACGGATCTAAAATCTAGATAATCTCGAAGATTGTAGACGTTTCCAATCTCAGGAGATTTATAGATCGGAATCTCATGTGTAAAGATTGTAGTAGATGTGATCTTAGTGTCATCTATAGGATAAGAGTCTACTGAAAAATATCCGACACCTTGAGTAAAATCTGGTTCAAAGAAGTCTAGTTCAATTAGAAGATGATCGGTTTCTGAAAGCGTATATCCAGAGCGAAGTTGAATAGAAGCATGATCATAAAAATCATCTAGTTGACCATTATTAAAGATGAATTGATCCGTTACATCTGTTCCCTCTTCACTAGATGCAAAAGTGCTTCCAGATTTCTTTCGAATACTATGAATCCTAAAGACATCGGAAATGCCTAGATTGATAGGATCTGTCAAGACTGGAGGAGATTCTGCGCTGACTGCAGAACAATCGATTCTTACGAATCTATTAGTATACAGGAGTTTCTTGATTTCAAATGCAGTATTTCGCGAAACCAAAAATGAAATTGATACATATTTTTGATTATCCAGAGTTTCTTTGACATCAATTGCAAGATTTCTGCTGGACACATCTACTGTCGCGGTTCTTGTGGTTCCGGCAGCGCTTCCAATGAGATTTAGATTTAGATGATCTCCAGCATAATAGACCTTTTCAAAAGTCTTGTTTGAAAAACTAGATGTGAATGGACGATCAACTGTTAATGTCGAATCACTCGAAATAGTAGTGATAATATATGTATCAGTAACATCGGCTATTTCAATCTTATCTCCTACATTTAATCTGGTAAAATGTGTCGTATTCGTAAGATATTGAGTAAGAGTGTTTTGTCCAAGTGTTCCTTGAACCTTTCCTGGCAATGTAACGGATGCCGCCTCTTCCAAGACAACAAAGATATTGAGTTTCTCTGTTGAAGACAGTGTCCCTTCACCATAGGCATATTGCTCTAAGGATGTTCCAAGAGTAACATTAAGGGTTCCATCTGCAGCGAGCAATAAATTCTGGACAGTTCTTTGGAAAATAAAAGACGTATCAGATAGATCGTTGCTGCTTCGGATAGTTCTAGTAAAGTCTGTTCCCAACGGATAAAGAAGTGGTTGGAAATATCTTTGCTGGAATTCTGCGATGCCGGTGATTGAATTCAACACCACATCGGCAAAGAAATCTGTAGGCGTTGAACAATGAATAGATCTTACGTTTGGAATTCCACCGCACGCACCATTCATCTTAATGTCATAGAGATATATTCTCAAACGTCCAGAAGGAGTCCCAAGAATTCCAGATTCATATGCAACAGACTTCACCCGAGCAGTTCCGATCAGATGACCTGTTGGTGACGTAGTACTCGGAATGACATTGGTGATTCTTTTTTCTCCGATATCTGGAGAATCACCACCAGAACAATACAGATCGACTTGTGTTCCTTCGTCTAATACTGGAAGTCCGACAACTTCTTCTACAATGATATAGTTTGAGGATCGAGCAGAAATAATTTGTTGATTGACATATTCATATGTCATACTCTTAGGAGTTGAGATATGCTGTGTTACAAGAGTTTCAACTTCATAACCTTTAACATAAGAAAGACCTGGCTCGATATCAATTGCGAGTAAGGATGAATTACCGCCATTATCTAGAGTCAAATAGCCTTCATTTATCCCAGTATCGAGATGCTCTCTTGTTCGAATACCATGACCCCGAAGCGTATAGTCACCAGATTCGTCATAGGTTCTTTTTGCTATCTCATCTCCAATGACTGCATATTGTGGGCGTTCGTATTTTACTTGAACGACCCCATCTTTAATTGTAAAAGCTTCGACAAATGTCGGAAGAGACGCGACATCATCTAGATCTATCTTTTTAAGACTTGCTTTTACTTGAAGTCTGTCTGCGCCAGGAGCGTTATAGTTAGGAGTTCCATTTGCATTATCAAGAAGAGTTTCATCATCCGTCGAAGAAATGACATTAATGTCAATTTCAAATCCAATTCTACAAGAAGGCGTGATCGAGAATGGATCTAAAATAATCGATTGTCTTGCAAAATCGACAAAAAGACCATGAGAAAAAACAACGCCCTCTTCGATTGTGAATAGAGAACCTTTCCCGAGAACCGGAATTGCACCAAATGCTTCAGTCCGAATCTTTATAGTCGACAATGAATTATCGACATCAAATGCAGTTTCTCCGGGCGTAAAAAGAGATGCATCTGTTGAAGCAGATCCAGCAACATAGCGAATCATTGCTACAAAATAGACAACACCATCTCGAACAACTTGCTCAACAGTAATTATCTTTGCTTTTACTCCAGATGTTGCCCCCTGGATCGTCTTATTGATGAACGAAATAGGATTGACATAATTTCCAACCTGATTCTCTGGAGAAAGTAAGACATAGGGGAATGTTAAATCTATGTCAAATTGACCACCAGTGACAATAGAGCCTTCGTCAAAAATGTGTCGTCCGAACTTCTCTATCTGATATTGAAGCGCAGTCTGTTGCTGAGTCAGTTCTCTAGCTTGAACCGGATATCCGGGTCGATAGAGGACTCGATAGTATCCCTTGTCTTTGTCGAAGTCATCACGATAAGGAGGCTGAGAAGTTATGATAGTCATAGATCTTGTATCTTATTTGTTTCTTTTAAAACTGTACGATTAGACGAATTTCTTCACGAGTCGATTCTGTTCTCTGGATTGCAGCACGATTCTCCATGAAGATGATGTCACCAGTGAACGGAGTGTAGTCAGAATCTACGACTGCATCAATCGTCGCGGCATTCGTTTCACTAGAAGAAATTCCCATACCGACTGTGAATGGATTCCAACCAGTCTTTGAATTCTGATGGAAGTAGATCCTATCTGGAGTTCCAGAGACATATTGATCGACAAAAGCCATCGCAACGTCTGTTCCATCACCACCTGCAGCATCCTCAACGACGATGTCATCGGAGGAAAATGTTCCAGAAACTCCAGACAATTCCAATGAACTGAGACAATTCAGAAGCATTGAAGTCGCCGTCGCAGGAGGAGAATCGGAAGTCATCGGGTTTCTGATCAGACCAATTCGACGATAGTCATTTGCGGTGATGAACTTTCCTTCTTCATCTCCTTCGATGTCAATTGCAATCTCGATGTTGTATGCACCAAGTTCGCTAATTGGATCATATCCATGACCACCTCGAGGAGAAAGAACTGCTCTAGCTTTTGCTCCAGTTCCACTTCCGGAATCTGTGATCACGACTCTCGCATAGTCATATCCGGTGCCATGATTGACATGATTACTGATGTTCGTAGTAATATTGATCGCGGTAATCTCTCCTGCGACGATGACTGCTTCTGCAACAGCGCCGGAACCATTTCCCTCAATCGTCACAGTCGTCGTTGCATCTGAGTATCCGGCACCACCATCTTCGACGACCACTCGGAAAACACCACCTTCGATGTCCGATTGATCTGCATGCTGAGTTTCCCTTTCTCGAACTGGAAAGAATGAGTTGTTATAGAAGATCAGAGCATCATTTGTCGAGACAGTGAACATATAATGCCAGACATATCCATCGGGATAGAGCAGAGGCTCTATTGAACCAGCATCCGTATGGGTCGGTTGTTGAGTGGATGCTCCAGGTCCTGCGACTAGACACTTATAGACATTGAATGTATTTGTAATGACATAGAACTGAGTGTCATAGATCGTCTTTGTAAGAGGACATCCACCCTCAGTTACAGAAGCTGCATATGCATCGTCCCATGCCTGATATGTCACACCGGCAGTCCAGACATTGGTCGGAACCGCGAGAACCATGTTGTCTTCAAGAACTCGCTTCATCGCGAGCATTTCATTGTAGATCTTAGACTTTTCGTATTCACCATCGATCGGAATATCAATTGTTCCATCCACAGAACTATTGATGTCGTCATTCCATGGATCAGACTTGCCGATCCAGAGATAAAGATAGTTTTGTTCAGGAGAACCCGAGAAGTCTTGAATGAAATTCTTGGCGTTCTGAATTCGTTGTTGTTTTGTGACGATCGCAGTCATATTGTATATGTCTTTATAAGAATGGAGTTTTGAAGAAAGGTCCGATGATTCCTAGTTTCTTTTATTTATAAAATCTTTAGTCAATTTTATGCTGGAGATCCAAGATAAGACTGAACAATAGTAGATCCAACATTAAAGGTTGTTGAATGTTGAAGTTGTTCGATGTTTAATTCTACTGGATATTCTTCTATTCTTTCACCGGAATAAAATGTATATCGAAGGAAAGTATCTTCACTGAAGTAGTCTCGATTAAAGATAACCGGAGACAACTGGAACATATAGACAAATACTTCCTGAATCTTCTTCATGGAAACGGCAGATTCGATCAACAGAATGATTCGACGCGCCAGACTTTCAATGAAACCAAATGCCTGACTTCTTGGCATTCTGCCGGTGTTCGAGAAGATAGCGAGAATCAGAGTGCTGAAGACGATGAATCCAGCAGGATGTAATAAGATCTTAAATAGACTCATCCAGTCTTGTTCTGGAATCTGACTTCGAATGTCATATGAATATTGCTGATAATAGTAACTATCTTGAAGATAGATTCGATCAGACAAGAATCCATCATTCGTTGTAAATTCACCTTTACCAAGAGTAAATCCCTTTAATTCCGAACTATATTCATCCAGAGCAATTCTTCCTCGATTGGTGTCATCCCACTTCCCATCAGAAGCAATCAGGACATCTTCCCATGGTAGATAAACATCTGTGTCTGCATTATAAAGCAATCTGAAGAATGACTGAATTCCATTCTGGGAGCCCTTTTCTTGATAAAGCTTTTGAACATGCTTCAGAAAAGTTCGAGGATCGATTTTCAATTCCTTTGATGAACTGAACGTCTTTGCAAACTCACGAAACCAGACCTCCATAACTCTCAAGTCTTCAACATCAATCAGGTCAACGTCTCTCTTCTCATAGAGAGTGTTGAAGATAGCAGAGATTCCTGAGAGATCTGGGGCATTCTCAGAGATGTAGTATTGTCTCAAGAATTCGACGAGAGTCTGAACTTCATCACGAAGATTGTGAGGAAACATCTCATTCACAGAGATGACATCTTTTGATCCAAGAAGAGGATTCAGAGCAGATGTCGTTGAAGTTCCCTGAGTCGCAATTCCCCCACCGACGACTCGACCGACAGAGATCAGACTCTGTCGAGTCTTGAGAGTTTCTCTATTTGTCGGCTTGAGAAGATATTGTTCTTCTAAAGGAGTCATTCGTCGTTATCATCCACGCTCAAACTTGGTGATGTTTCTCGGAGTGGCATTGGCTCTCACTGTTCCAGGATAGATGTTCGTCTCGATGTAGTCAGAGAGTACGTTTACTGTTACTTCATTAGGATCGACCGAGATGATCTGATTTCGAATAGGAACTATGTCATAAGATTTTGGATTGACATAGATCGAAATCGTTGTATCTGTGTCTGGTCTAAATCCATAGATATAGACAATCTTTCCTATCAGATCTATATATCCTACATCGACGTCCTGAACGACCTGATCTCCTTCAGTACTAATGAACATCAAGACTAATTGACGTCGATTGGGATCAGTCTCGTCTTTCTGATCAATCAGATAGTGTGATATGTTATTTAGTCTGAATAACGAAGATCGAATGATCGCGTCATCTGCATCAAAATCATAGAATTCTGTAGGAACTGTCAAGAAGAATTCATTCTCCTGATTAGCATAGGCAAATATTCTTTTGATCAGATAGACTCTTGCAATCGTATTCTCGATTGACACTTCTGAATTGTCAATCGCGGCAAGGAATTTTGAGTATCTGAATGGACCTTCGAAGACATTCAGGTATTTGTTAGAAAATGCAATGGTGGCATTCTTGATGATGTCTGCGATCGCCTGAGACGAATTCGTCGTATTCGCTGGATTATATCTCGATTCGATGTCGAGTCCGATGTATGTATATTCTGCATCGATAATTCTTGGTGATATCGTCGCGACAGCCTTGGGACGAAGAACAGAATTGATGATGTATTGCTTCAGTGCACTGTCAATGACTAGTCCACCAGCGGGCTTAATCGCAATATAGACTCTTCCGAATTCTGCAGGAACGTTTGATTCACCACCCCAGACGTTGATTGATTCGACTTGAGGAATCTCTCTTCGAATGACTGCAGCATAGTCATTGAATGAAACACATCGATTCTGTGCTTCGAAGTAATATGGCGCATTGAATCGAATCGAGTCAGCAGACTCTTTGTCTCTTCCTCCCGTTGCGGAAGCGGTCGCACGAACGATCTGACTTTCACCAGCTTTAGTGAAGATGTAGTCGGTCTTGAATACTGATATTCCATTGGCTGCAGCACCATTGGAATAGATGTATTCGATCTCGATGATATTTCCTTCACTGGGAGAGATTCCAATGTCTCCACCAGTAAAATAAATCTCATAGAGACCAAGTGCATTTTCTTCCATGAAGTAAACTGCAGTCGTGTCATCGATTGCAGAAAAATATGTAAAGGGTCTATATGTCGTATAGATCGTGCTCTTTTCGGTTTCTTTGACTCGAACTTTGATGGTACTCGTATCGACGTCCCGATCTGGAATCTCGAATTTCGGATACGATCGACGGACGTCATAGTAGTACCTGACGACTTTACGTCTTCCCTCTCTAAGAATGACGTTAGAGAAGTAGAAATTGCCGTTTCCGTTCTTAGTCGTAGTATACGTGCTCGCAGTGTACCAAGACAATCCACCACCAGAAAACATGATATCTGCGGGAATCGTCAGAGAAGTGCTGGTATATGAGAATGGAGGGACGACCGTGAGATTGATCGTAGCAGTCGCACTTCCGACAGATCGAGTCAGATATCCAAGTTGTTTTGCCAGAGAGACGACGTTGGGTCGAGCCTGAGCGGAATCCAAGAATAATTCATTCAGAGCCAAATGTGCCGTCATGGCATTCATCTGCGTATTGTATGCCAGCACATCCAGAAGAATCGAGATTCCCGATGCTTCGAAGTTGTAGTCGACAAACTGATCCTGAGCCGACAAAAAGTCTTTGAGATTCTTCTTGATCTTGTGGAAATCAAGCTCTACATTAGTTCCCTTAAGAGTCGTGACGAGCGATTGAGAAGTCGACATGTGTGTTTCTTTTGTTCTGTGTTGTATTTTATCTGGTTCGACTGAGTCTCACTTCAAAGACTTCTGGTGTTAGATTTGCGATAGTAAAATAGATGGTGATCTCAATAGCATTCTCATCTGGTCTGTTATCAATTACGATATCTTGGACGACTGCTCTTGGTTCAAATAATTCAATCGATCTTTTTATCTGATCCTGAATATCGAGTGTATTTACTTGATGCAGATTAAACAGCAATCCTCCAATTGGACAACCGAATTCCATATTAAAGAATCTTTCTCTGGTTTCCGTCATCACCAGATTATACAAAGCCCTGATGACTGCTTTCGCTTCTTCTAGTGGATTGATATTTCCAGT